ATACTCCGTTTGCACTTGTTGGGTTTGTTGATCCAGTAACTAATAAATCTACCATACTAAATAAAATATTAAGAAATATATAAACTTATCTTTTTAGTTAATAGTGTCTGTGATTACGAATACTGCTCCGGCGTTTGGTCTTACTGCGACTCCCTCTGCCCATACTCTTACGCTCTTACCTATACCCTCGTCTGTAACTATTGCACTTGTTAAAGGCATAAACTCTCTATAAATAACTGCTTTACTAGGAGAGAATACGACTACGCTATCAGTAGGGCAATTATGATCTACTACTACTCTCATGTCTAAGATCTGCATTAAATTACCTGTACCAACTAGAGAGCTAGAGAAGTTTGGAATACTTGATCCTTTTTGAGAGACTAGCCAAGAAATTAAATGTTTTTCTTCTGCCTCGTTCATATAGATTATTAAATCGTCTGTAGCGTAACCATTAGCTTTTATTGTGAGTCTTGCTCCCATAAGATCCGCTATTGGATCTGCTGTTGCCGGTACATTCCAACCGTCTACTGTTGCGGCTGCTGTTCCTGCACCTGCTGCCACTAGAATAGTATAAATATGTGCGTCTATCTTCTTGTTTACTGCTCTTGCTGTGTCTTTAATCATGTCTCCCCATACGTCCGGATCACAATCTTTTATATCTTCTAAAGTAATTAAAGGAGAAGTAGCAAAGAATTTCTTTACGTATGCTGTTGCTCTTGTGTAGCTAGGCTCAATTACGACCGGTTGAGATTTGCTAGAAGTCTCTATCATATCTGTTGTTACTCCTGTTGTTGTAGGAGAAGTTAGAAAACCTGCTGTCTTAGAGTAGTATCTTATTTCTCTTGCACTTGTTGAGATAACTCGTACATATCTTTTTAAAACTATATCAACGTCGGCAAAGCCCTCTACTAGCTTAGAAATATCTATTCCTCTTATTTCTGCTTGTGCTGCTGTATCAACCATTTTAAGCTAATTGTAAGCCTAGAGGATTTAATTGGAATAAAAAACTTTCTGTGTCTGTGGCTGTTTCTAAAGCCATACCTACTATATGCTCAGAATTAACATCTGCTACAACTAACTCGTTAGCTGCTCCTGTTCCTGTGTCTGATATTATACCCATGCCTGCTACCGTTCCCGCTGCTCCTGCATAACCCTTAAATATTCCGCTCATATAAACGCCTATTTTAACTTTTCCGTCGTTTGCTATCTTTTCTTCTGCTGCAATCCCGATAATAGCGTCTGTATCGCCTGTAGTAGTAGCTACTGTCATAGGATCTGTAAGAATTAATAAAGCCCCTTTTTCTATTCCTGTACCATTTGCACAAGTGAACTGAATAGGTACGCTTGTCTCATAAACTAAAACTGTTTCTAAAGCCATAATAAATAGATATAGGCCAAGTATTTAAATCTTTCGTTAATCGGTATACCGAATACTATAGACCTTTTAGAAATGTTAAAGCGTTTTTCTCTAGTTCTATAGTTAATTCTAATTGTAAAAGTCTTTTTTCTGTATTATCTATAAGCTCTTTTATCATGGCTTCTCGTGGCGTTTCTGCTACTTTTAAACCTAGTTCTTTATTCTCTATCATTTTACTTTTATATCTCCTCTCATTACTCTATCGGCATACTCCTTTGGTGTTTCTTCTTTAGGCTCTATTACTTGCGGCGGTTGTCCTGCCGAGCTACCTAAAAGTTTTTCTGCTTGTAGCTTCTGCTCTTGTACTAGAATTTGCTCTCGTCTATCGTTCTCTGCTTTTATTTCGTCTCTTATCTTTTTTGCTTCTTCAACAATAGATAAAGGAGCTTCTTTATTCTCTTGCGTATTTGATTTATTTTCATTTTCCATATACTTACTTAGTATCTTTACTATTTAAATCTTTTGACACTTTATTAAAATCCCATAAACTCTATTTAGGGCTATCGTATTATTAGTGATTAACTTTTCTGTCTGTTTCTGTGCGACTAATTGTCTATATAATAGCGTCGCTGTCCATAATCCTAATACGCCATAGTCTTTTAATAAAGTAAACATAGATATATCCATTATGTAAACTCCGCTAAATCTTCTGCTGTAAATGTTGGCGGTACTCCCGACAATAAAGACACTTCTAGTTTTTGCCTGTAGAGATCTGCTATCCCGCCTGCTTGAATAAATAGATCAAAATCTGCGAGTTGGGTAGTTCCGTCGTCCATAAATTTATTTAAGTTGCCTGCTGTTTCTAGTTTAAGTTTTGCTTGTGCTCTATAAACTTGTGCTAGTTGTTGGTTGTAGGCTTCTACGTATGACGGGGCATTTGCGGGATCTTGTGCGGCTAGGATCGCTAACTGTCGCATGTTTGTTTTTGCCGAGCTTAATACTTTTGTTGTTGATTGTATCTGTCCGCTTTGTTGTGATTTTATATTTGATCTTACCCCATTAAAAAATCCTGTTAATAATCCGCCTACTGCCCCAATAGCTGCTCCGGGAATAGCCCCGACTCCGCCCCCGCCTATCGCTCCAATAGCTGCCCCGCCTGCTGCTCCGCCAATTAAGCTAGGTACAATATTAGCTATACCTGCACTTATTGCCTGCCCCTTATCTATCGGGGCTTCTTGTGCTCCTGCTTGTGTTAGGGCTATTTGTTGAGGAGTTAAGCCAACACTACCCGCCGTTTGTACTTGTGCTTGTTGTTGTCGTTCTAGCTTACGCTGTGCTCCGACTTCCACTGCTCCGTCAGGAGTTTGCTTTATTTGTTTTTGTTGCTCTACTATCTTATTAACTTCTGCCGGGCTTAAACCTAAAAAAGTCCTGCCGTCTGGTAAAGTTACTCCGCTTAATCTTCCCTGTTCATTTCTAAAAACCTCTGTCTGTCCGCTTGCTTTACTTTCTCCCGTATTAGATAATTGCTCCTTTCTTTGTTGTTTTGCTTCTGCTGCTGCGGTCTGTGGTAAGTTTGCTAAGCTATCGGCTAGATCTCCTGCTTTATTTGTTGTATTTGCTGCTATTTGTAGCTTCTTTTTCTTTGTTAAAAACGGCATTATTCTCGTTGCATAGTAGCCATAACGTCGTTAGGCTGTATGCTTGTGTCTCCTGTTGATTTATTCATATTATCGGCTACTAAGCCCCCTAAACTCGGCGGTCTGTTAAATGTTATCTTTATGGCTTGTTGCCCCCATAGATCCCCCTCTATGTCTATCTGCTCCTTTGCATAAATAGTTTCAAAGATAACGTGCCCCATTTTGCCCCCTACTTCGCTCGTTCCGTCGCTAGAGACAATACTTCTAGGTACTCCGAAAGTTTGATAAAAAAAGTTTTCTAGGTAAGCTATCCAAGTCTGACGGTCTACAATATTTTTAACGGGGAAGTCTTTTATTTCTACTGTGCCCTCTGGTAAGCCTACCATTTCCCCATTTTTAACAGCTTTCTCTATTTGAGAGTTTGCATAGGCTATCTTACCTGCATTATCTGTTTTGTAGTAAGCTATACCTAGAGCCTTACCCCTATTTTGTATAAGCCTGCCGTCTACTAGAGCCTCGTTTCTAGCGTCTATGATCCATTTGCACGCGTCTATTTGGCTAGTACCATGTATTTGATCGCCTATTCTTTTATTTGAGGAGTGTAACATATCCTCTTTTTTTATCTCTTTCCAATCTTGCCCGTTCCAAGTGTCATAGTGTACTATTCTACCGTCTTTAAAAGCTACTCTTATTCTTTCGGGAGATATAGGTATTATGTTTATTATTTTTCCATCTTTCTTTTTAACTTCTGCGAAGCTATCCCCAACAATTAGTTTTATAACTTCGTGATTCCACATAATTTGATCAAAAGTATCTTTACCCATACCGCTTATATGTTCTAGTTCTTGTCTTAGTAAAGAGTCTTTGGTACTGTAACCCCTACCAAAAGCCCACGTAGCTAGGGCGTTAGCTGCACTAAATATTTCCGGTATTTGAGAATAATAACCTAAATTTTGATTAGCTTTATCAAAATACCAATAATGTATGCCGTCTTTATTTGGGTTAGCTGTATCTAAAGACTTAGCCGAGACTATGAAGTCGGGTACTGTTCCTTTAAAGTTTGTTGTTGTTGCACTTGAGTAGCTTAGTTCTGCCATGTTATTATATGATTTTAAACTTTATAATTCTATCTTAAATGGTAGATCTAAAAAACAATCGCCCCTTATCCCAGATCCTACCGAAGTCTCGCCCCCCGTTGCGTCAAAATAAATAGTTGTGCTTGTTGTACCTGTACCGCCATGTGTTATTAGAGCATAAATATTAAACCTTAATTTCTCCCCCCTACCAAAATGTTTAGGAGTTAAAGTTATACGACAGCTTTCTCTCCACGTAGCCGTTACCGCTCCTGATAACGGTCTTGTAGGGGTTGTAGCTGTACCTAGAAGCGTCTCGCTAGAAGCCAAATCCACATGATATACATTTATCGTAAAATATACGCTTCCCGAATTAGAGCCATTATTCATAAAATGGGAGAAGTTTACTAAAGCGTCTCCGGAGACATAAGAGGGTTTATTAAAAGTTGTATCAAAATCTAAATCAAAAGTCTCTGTACCCGCCCCGCTTCTAGTCTTAGCTAAAGATATCGGCACACTATCTATAATTTGCGGAGACAAATAATACTGATAATTCTCTCCTACTCCCCCGTCGGTTAAAGAGCCTATAATTGAATAGTACCTTTGATAACCCATACCTGCCCTTATATCTTCCCAACTGTAAGAAGAAATAACCTCTCCCCCGCCCTGTGTAAAAATACTTGTAGCCATTACGCCTCTAAAATAAAATCTTTAGTTACTTGATCTTTTAAAATCTTAATACATGCGGCATAATTATATAAAAGTACGTCTATCATGCTTTGGGCTTCTGCCCTAGATGTAAACCCTGACATGTCATAAGATATAACATAAGTAGCCGCTAAATTAGAAGCAGCTTCTTTTAATATTGCCTTAACGTCTGCATTTAAACCACTATATGTATCACTCCAGTTATAATGTGTCTCTGCGTTGATCCTACTTTCCGCTTGTGCTATAAAAGAATTTGTGTAGGCTTCTGCTTTGCTTGTTGCCGAGCAATATTGACCTGCTTTATAGCCTATTTCCGCAGTTGTCGCGAATATTCCACTATCTACCATTTGGTTTAAACATAATACTTGTTAATTTATTTATAGCTTCTGTTAAAGCATAACTTTCGTTTGAAATAATAATCTTATCTTTTTCCTTTTCTAGGTCTTTAGATTTCAAGTCAACAGTAGTGTATTTATCCATTTTCTATATCTTTATAGAGTAAACACTAATATTTAAAGTTTTGTCTCGGCTACTCCATGCTGCCCTAACTAAACCCTCTGCTATATGGGTATAATTCCCAAATATCCTCAAATCTGTAGGCTGCCCTATCTTAACTAGGTACTCATATTGAACGGATTTTAAACTTAAAAAAACTTCATCGTCATCTAGTAAAGATAATTTGCCCTGCTCCATTAAAACTAAAAGATTAGTATAAAGATCTTCTTTCATAATCTTAGTTTTTCTTTTCTCGTCTCGGTCTAGTGGGCGACTTGAATTATTTATAGAAACGACTTTATTCTTCGTTTGGTCATCAATTAGGAGATAATCAAACACTCCCCCGCCCACTCCTGCGTCATCTACGTAGATTTTCTTAAATTGGTATAAATTATCTAACCTTATAGCTTCTGTTACCGTCTCGTTTATCCTTTTTTTATTAAAAATTATACTCTCTATCTGTTCAAATTTATCTTCTGATATTTTTTCTATGATCTCAAAGGTGGTCTGATCTTCTCCTAGCCTCGCTATATCCATACCCATAAAGTAATTATCTCTATTGAATATTCTATCTCTCCTCTTTAAAGTCATGCACTTCTTTATTAAATCGTCGGAGAAAAATTGTCTTAAACTATCTACAAACTCCCCCAAATATTCCTGTGCGTATTGTAGTTGTGTCATACGTTTCTTCTCTGCTTCTAAATGGGCTAGGGCTTTTTCTCTTTGTGTTGTGTTCCATGATATGCTTTCTTCCCTATTCCTTATTACTTCCTCGCTGTTAATATGAAAAACTTTAAAGTTGGGATCTCTATAACAATCATAAAAGTATCCCTCTTTTCCGTGAGGAGTTGAGACTAAAATTATATCTCCCCCTGTAGTTAGGAGCATTGGAGTAACTGCTGTAAATACATCTGTAGGTATGAAAGCTGCTTCATCTGCTATAAGTCTATCTATGGTATACCCTCGTATACCTACCCCTGCTAGCCCTGTTGGTAAACATCTTATAATGGATCCATTAGTTAATTTTAATACGTGCTTTGTTGGTCTATCTTTTCCTTTCATAATCATACGAGGATAATTATCGTCTATGTAGTATAAAACTTTATTAAACATTTCTTCGGCTTGTCTTTCTGTTGAGGATATTATAAGAATAGATTTGCTTCTTTCTGTTGCAGCGAACTCTCCTGCGGATATGCTTACTATCGTTGATTTTCCTACTTGTCTCCCCGAACATAAAACTATATTTCCCTTTGTCTCTAAAATTTCTTCCTGCCATGTGTCTAACTTGATCATAAATCGCACTCTCCCTTTGTTAGTTGTCTAGTTCTCTTTACGGCTTTAAAGTATTGATCGGGTCTATATAACATTAACCATAGAAAAAAAGCTAGGGGGTTATTGTGTGCGGAGATTATCCTGCTAAACTTGTGGTGTTTAACGCATAGGCTTATTCCGTTGTCTTCTTCGTATCTATATAACTTATTCTCTCTAGGAATTATATGGTGGGCGTTAGGGGCATACTTAGATCCACATATCACGCACTCCCAATTATCCCTATTTTTTATAGCTGTAGCCCAAAATTCGTCTAGTTCTCTCTGCTCTTTACGCTCTTGGCTCTGTAGTTTTGATAGTGTTATTCTCATTATTTTCCTCACTAGCGTAAATATCTAACAAACCCTTACTATCTAAAAAAACACTCATTTTGGTTATTGTATCTTTTAAGCTACTAATTCTTTGGCTATCTGTTTTAGCTTCTGCTCCTAATTGTACTCTTGCTTTTAGTTCTCTTATACTATCTCGCATAATTTGAGCGAAAGAAATATTATTATTCTTACAAAAATTGTAATCGTCTATGTTTAGCCAGACGCTTGTTAATCTGCTTCTTCCGTATCTTCCCTCTTTCATAACCATAGAATAGTATATATTATATACTTTATAAATCCTTTGGTTGTTACAAATTGAATAATAATATATCAATTAGATATCTTATTATTATATATTTTAATTAGTTACAAAAACAGAGTATATATTATATATTATATACTGAGTATATACTTTGTGGTTGTGATTTGTTTTCTTAAGGAGTTGGTACGTGCTCGTGGTGGGGTAGGGGTGTGGTGGGGTGTCATATTATAATTTTTTGTGTGAGGTCTACCCCCCCCTTTTTCCCCCCCCTACAACGCCGAAGCGAGAATAATATAAGTATGCACTAAGGTGAGGTAAGTGCCTAGTAAATAATCGTCCACTTAGTCCACTTAAACCACTTATACCCATAAAGTTCT